GCCAAGTGTGATATCTTGTATCACGTTGGCAGTGTTTACTGCCGCTTCGTCCCGATGGGACGTCCGCATATACGCGGATTCTTGCCCAAGTAGGGCGACTCTCCCAAATCTGGGGTCAACTTTATTAAAGTTGTTAGTGGCCCTCATAAGGGCTTTCGGTCGGATATAGTCTCCGAAACAAGGGTATGCCTTGTAACAGTTCCTTTGAACGGAATACTGTTCGTACCTGTTTGCTGGTACTCGCACACAGAATTCTGTGTAATGGGCCCATGGCTGGCCCATGAAGTGGTCATCGTCTGATACCACCATCCCTGTTTGGGATATCGCGTCCTTAATTACGGACTCGGCCTCAGGTAGGCCTTTGCAGGCGACAATATAGTCATCGCCGGTATTGTCCCAAACTAATTGGGCTTCGGGGTACTTGTCCCGAACATATTCCATCGCGTAAAGCGATGATAGTGCCAAGAAGCACTTGGTGATAGGATCACCCATAAGGAGACCAGTTCGCCTGGTCTCGTAGATGGTACTACCATCTAAGGCGTCGTATTCGAGCCTATCTTCTCCCAGTAGGAGATCGATTATTACATCGAGGATCCATCCTTGGAACCCTATGGCCCGTAGGCCGCAGAGCAGTAGCTCTTTCGCTGCAGTTTGTCCTGCATAGTCCGTTGAGGACTTTAAGTCGCTAGCGACTAGGTCGAACCCAATGTGGTCGAAGTTTAGCCTTCTATAGAAGGTCCACGCCTGGCGTGTCTTTGTAAGCCCGTTTTTCAGGCTAGGTTCTAATTTTAGAACTTCCAAGAGCATCTTGGAGAAGGGCTGGAGTATCTGCCCTCTGGCTGATGTGCCATATGTCGGTACCCGACTTTTGCCCCCTATTTCGGGGATCCCAACTACTTTGAGTTGGTGTAGGCCCTTCGGGTCTTTGATGTATTCCATCAGTGCGCCGTAAAAAACGCGATCGGCAACTTTTTTTGCCATTTCCCCCGTGGGGGTACCTGTTTCCAGGTTTATCATGGGAATGTCTTCCCTAAATGCGTATTCACGCACGCGGCAAATTTTTCCGCCTTTCGACTTAGGATAGTCTGTGCTGGCCGTGTTGGTCAGTTGGATGGTCGCTGCATCCATAAAGCCCACTTGGTGGGCGAGAGTGTTGATCCTCTCAGAAATCCGCAACAAGCGGTTTGGGTCAAGGCTGACCTCGTCCTCTGGACGTCTTGTGGAGATTTGCTCCATGAATGAGAGAACGTCTCTCTCTGTCGCTTTGCTCGACAGTTTTCCGACTGATCTAGTCGATGTAAGGGTCTGAACCCTATCAACCCAATTGGGTGAATCCCTTTTGAAGGGTATGAGGTCGTAAACCTCCCAGAACCAAGATACGGTTCTACAGTAGGGTTTTTCTCCCTTCTGACCGTTGGTCAATAGGTACGCTCGTACCTTTTTCAGGAATCTCTTCCTGTTCCGGATGAACTCATCCGGTCCGAAGGCAAGGTTGCCTAGTACGCTCTTGCGTATGCGGTCGATTAAAGACCAAGGTACGTTCGTACCTGAAGTGGCAATGACCACTTGTGACATAATCGTGTCCAAATTGTCAGTTAATGAACTGAGGTACCCTGATACAGGGTTCTGGGATTCCCCAGTAGAGTTGAATCTCTTGAGCTTTCGAGCTCTTTCGTCCGCGAGTTTGCGGCGGACCATATCTATGGTCGAAGGCTTCGAGCCTTTAAAGAGGAAAGTCGTCCTCTTGAGCAGTTCTATCTGCTCTTGTGGGTATAGATCCCAAAACGTGTTGTACGTTGCGAGCAAGTGCTCGTGATCTCGGTGAAACTCACCATCACATCTGAAGTGTCCACCCCGGTTATCCCGGGAGCCCCCTCTTCGGAGGACCCCCGTAAGGGGGAGTGAACTAGTTGAAGTGATGATTCGCTTCTAGTGGTTCTGCCACCTGCTGTGCATCAGCTAACCCTGC